GCCGCAGGCTGGGCACGGCTCGGTGATCTCGAGCCGCTTCGTCGGGTCGAGGCGCGCTTCGATCTGCCGCGCCCAGCCGGCGAGCTCGCGCTCGTAGAACCCGCTGCTCTCGGTGTTCGGTCTGGCCGTGTAGGCGACGTACCACCGGCGGAGGTCGTCGACGGCGACCTTGCTCGCGCGGATGTCGACCATGCGGCACCAGTCGCCGATGGCCGCCTTCATCTTCACCAGGGCGAAGAGTGCGTCCCCGTCGAGGACGTTGCGCTGCTGAGGCGCCGAGGACCCGCCGCCGCCGTCGTTGACCACCGAGCCGTAGATGCTGGACTCGAGTTGTTCGAGCAGGCACGGGAGGACGACCCGCGCGGTCTTGGTGCCGCCGTCCTCGGTGTCTTGGATGACCTTGCGGCGGACGGGCTTGGTGAGTGCGTCGACGGCGTCGAGCAGGTAGTTCGGATCATTCGCCATCGCTGGCCTCCTTCGCTTGGGCTCTGCTGTGGGCGTCGAGGGCTGGTGTCTCCGGCATCCCGGGGCTGACGCCGACGGCTTCGAGATCCCGCGAGCTGTGTGCGCCCCAGAACTCGGTGAACGCGTTCCGAATCGCGAGCGCTTCGCGGGCGATCGCGTCTGCTGCTGTCGTGCTTGCGGGTGACTGCCCTTCCGTGAGCGCTTCGAGGATCGTGTCGAGGTTTCCGTCCGCTGCATCTTTGTGCGCGTAGACGGCATCCTTCGCGGCTTCGATGTGAGATTCGAAGTGCTTAGCCGCCGCATCCCAGCCGCTGAGGAAGTGGCTTTCGTGATTCATCCGCTCCATGTACGGGCGGCGCTCGAACCGTGGGCTGTTGCGGTATTCGTTTCCTGCACGGGTTCTCGGGTCATTGGCTTCCTCCCGCGCTATCTCGGCATCCTCGAACGCGCCCGTGGGTGACGGTTCAGGGGTGGCAAACCGGCGAAGGTGATCTGCGCCGTCTCGTTCCGCCGACCCGTCTTGCACGCCCCATGAGGATTTGAACCCGCATGTGCATCGGGCAACCGTGCCGGGATAGCCACGCACTGGCTCGTCTATCGATTTGATCTTGTGCTCGGCCATGGTCAATTCGTCCCTTCGGTAGATGATGTGAGAGCCCGGATGGCAACCGCGATGCGCTCGAGCATCGCAACTGCCTCGGTGGCTGCGAACTTCTCGTCATCGTGAAACTCGACGCCGGAGGCGATTGCTGCGTCGATTCCATCTGACAGCGCCTTAACGTTCCGATCCATGAGCTTTCCCGCCTCCTCGAGTGTGTCCGCGCGCACCATGGCTTCCCGGGCGGCGAGTGCCGCTTGGCCCTCAGGGGAACCTTCGAGATAGAACTCGATCGGCATGTCGTCGCTCACGTTGTTGCTCCCTCGGTCGTGGTGGTGCGGATGGTCAGGGCGTCGAGCTTGTCGAAGATGCCGGGAAACATGGCCCGGCCGAGGTCTCCGTCACGTTCGGTCGACTCGGCGAGCATCTGGTCGAGGATGTCGTTCAGCATCATCGCCCCGTTCGCGATGTCGGCGGCGTACTCCCGCATCTTCGTCTCGTCATCGTCCTTGATCGCGACGGCGAGCTTCGCCGCGTGCCACGAGATTTCGTGCCATGCCTGGCGCAGCGGCATCTTCCGCCATCCCTCTTGGTCGCCCTTGTGCGAGTTCGCTCGCAGTTCGGCCAGCATTCGCGCGACGAAAGGAACGAGCTCGGGGTATCCCTCGAAGTTGAGGCCGGTCGTCTTTTCGAGCATGTCCGCGCGCACATCGGCATCGTGACCGGTGAGCCAGCGGTCGAACTGGACACCGCTGAACTGCACGGCGAACCTCCCGTATGCGGAGACGGCCTCACGGATGTCGGCGGTGGTGGGTTCGTGGTCGGTCATGTTGTTGCTCCCTCGTTCGGGGTGGTGCGGAGTGCGCGGAGTTCGCGCGCCATGACTCCACCAGCGGCGAACCTGCTTACGTACTGGCCGTTGCGGAACATGGTCGAATCGGCGAGGGACGCCGCCTCGTCCAGCGCGTTGTTCCGCGCCTCGGCCTTCACGGCGTCGAGAGTGTGCGGCAAGTGCGCTACCGCGAGCAGGTCGCGCACCTCATAGCCGTGCACCCAGTCGTCGTCCCACTCGGTCGGGATCCGGTTGTTGTCGATGTAGTCGAGAGCCGCGGCAATTACTGCCTGTGCGCGAGTGAGCGCGTCGAGCAGGGCGGGGATGTCGGTGCGGGCGTGAGCGATGAACTCGGCGTCGGGGGTCAGCATCTCCGACATCTCGTTCACCCGGTGGCCGTAGCTCTCTCGCCACGAGTTCTTCACGGTAGGACTCTGAGCCGTGATGTTGGCCGGACCACGCAGGGCGTATGGGTAGTCGCCATCCGCTATGCCGGCTTCGAAGTCGTCGTTGTTGTCGTACTCCACCTCCCACGGCCCTCCGGTCGCGGCGTCGGCGCGCGCACGGATGGCGGCGAGGTCGAGGTCGCTCATCGGCTGACGGTGGTCATCGGGAACGCGCCCTCGGCGTCGGGACCGTCGGCCCGCGTGAGCCGCCACTCGTCCTCGTCTCCTCCGGCGGGGCAGTAGGCGATCGCCCACGTGTGGCTGACGTCGGCCTCGGTGTAGCCGTCGACGGGTTCGCCGTTGCAGTAGGTGTCGTACTCGGTGACTTTGGCGGCGAACTCGGCCTTGTCGGTGTGCCCGTACCCGTAGACGCCGTTTGCGTTCTCGTCCTCGAAGAACGGGAACGTGTGCTCGGCATCGAAGGGCATGTCGAACATGTCCGACGTGACGGTGATGATCTGGCTGTTAGCGGGGATGGTCATGGTTTCTGCTCCTGGGGTTCGGTCGGGCAGCATGGCCCGGTCTCTACGAAGTGCGTGCGCCGGTATTCCGCGCACGTCATGGTCACGCCGTGGCTTGTGCAGCACGGGTCGTGTGGGTCGGTGCGGGTGGCGTAGTCGGCGAGCTCGGCCGCGCGTGCCTCGTCGCGGGTGAGGCACCAACTGCATCGGCGTGTGCGGCGGAACTCCTGCACCCCGAACTCGCGCACCTCCTCGTCGCTCGGAAAGTAGGTGGTTACCTCGATCCGGTCGCCGTACTCGATCCGCCCGGGGTGGGCGAACTCGTGATCGCACCACCCCGCCTTCCGCGTGTGGACGATCTTCCGTGAAGGCATGGCTTAGAACGGTGTCTCGTCGGAGTAGCCCGGAGCGTTCCACGGCTCGGACGCGGCGGCCGGCGCAGCCGGGTCCGTCTGGTGCCACTGCTGCTCGGGCTGCTGCTGCCCGCCACGGGCGCCGCCGGCGTCCCGGCTCGAGGCCGCTCTCGTGACCTGCGCCGTCGCGTACTTCAGCGACGGACCGATCTCGTCGACCTCCAACTCGATCGACGTGCGCTTCTCACCCTCCTTCGTCTCGTACGAGCGCTGCTTCAGCCGCCCGGTCGCGACGACCCGCATCCCCTTCGTGAGGCTGCCGGCGACGTGCTCCGCGAACTCACGCCAGCACGACCCGCGCATGAACAACGCGTCGCCGTCCTTCCAGTCGTTGCTCGCCCGGTCGAAGTTCCGCGGCGTCGACGCAATTGTGAAGTTCGCCACCGCGAGACCGTTCTGGGTGTAGCGCAGCTCGGGATCGGCCGTGAGGTTGCCCACCACCGTGATGATCGTTTCGCCTGCCATGGTCAGTTGCTCGTCTCTGCGTCGGTGGTGATTGGTTCGGCCTCTTCGACCTGGTCGAAGCTGACGGCCACGACCTGCCCGGGTTCGAGCGTGATGCGGGCCGATGGCATCGCCTGGTCGAAGAACTCGCGGGGCACGCTCACGTCGAGCTTCACGATGTAGTCGCCGGGCTCGACCTGCGCGTCGACACTCTTCGCGAGCTTCACGACCCGCACGCCGGTGAGCGCGTTGTTCCACGCATAGCTCGTCGGCCGGAGGTGGAGATACACCGTGTCGGTGAGCACGTCGGGGGTCATGCTGGTGATCTTCGGGGCGGGCATCAGTTGCTCGTTCCTGCGGCGGGCGCCGCGTCGATGGGTTCGGTGCACTCGAGGCAGTCGTCCTCGGTGCCAGGGTGCTTCGTGACGAGTCGCCCGCCGCCAAGTCGGTCTTCGGGTTCGCCGAGGTGGCGGTGATTTTCCGGAGTGACTCCGCACGGGTAGGGCCTGATGTCGTCCACGGGCACGCCGTAGTGCACCGCCCGGTCGTAGGCGAGCTCGCCCGTCTCATCCGACGCGTGCTCGACCACCCACGCCCACGCCTCTTCGCCAGCCATCCCCTGCAGCAGTGCGTCTGCGAGGAATGCGATCTGCCGGCTGTTGACCAGCAGCTCGGTGCGACCGCCAGCGATCTCTGCCTTCTCGGGCGTTCCGACCGAGTTGAACCATCCGGTGTCCCACACCTGCAACCCGATGGCACGGGCGTAGAGGTAGGGCACCTCGACGGCGAGGGGACGCACCTCGTCCTCGGCCGGATGCGGGTAGAGCTCGTGCGCGTACCGGCGCTTCGTGCGTCGGGCGGCAGGTTCGGTGGTCTCGGGCATGGTGCCCTCCTTCGTCTCGGGTGTCCGTGTGCTTTGGCCGCACGAGCAGGTCTGCCCGCCGCCGGCCGTGGGTGTCATCTCGTGCTCGTGATTCACGCCGCCTCCTGGGCCAGCTCCGTGCGCCGGGCCGCCGCCTGCTTCAGCACCAGACGATGCGCCGCAGCGCGCTCGAGCACCTCGGCGGCGATCGCCATCTGCTCAGGCGTGAACGAATACCGGATCTGCGTCGGCCCCGCGTCGACAGCCTCAGCGCTCGACGCCTCCTCGGCCAGATCACCGCGGTATCGCCACCGCTCGGTGTCGTCGGCATAGTCCCGAGCGGCACGAGTGCGGGCGTCGACAACGAATCCCTCGGCCCGGACTTGGAAGTAGTCACGGGACCGGAGGAACGTTGCGAAGTCGTGCTCGGATGAGGTGCGAGTGTCAGTGGTTTTCATCGGGGTCTCCTCGTCGTCTCGTGGGCGGGTCGGGTCATTCGTTGTCCGGGGCATCCCTGAACTCGCGGAGCCACTGTTCGTGGTGAAGGCGGGCAGTACCGCAGTGGCGACAGTTGGCGGTGGTCCCGCGGGGATGGAGTTTGCAGAAGGGCGACGGAGGAATACCAGTGGGGCTCTCCTCGCTGCTCTCGCTCGTCCACTCCCTCTCTCTCTCGCTCCCTCTCTCCCCAGCCGAGAGGAACTCCGGCGGGCCTCCGGAGGACCGCTGGAAGGTCCCGGGCGGGGGCGCTGGGAGCCGCGAGCGGGCCGCGTGGCTGACCGATGGCCAGTCGGCGATCGCGTAGTAGGTGCGGCCGTCGACGTTGTAGAGGCCGATGTACCCGGCATAGTCGAGGGCGAGCAGATGGTCCTCGATCACCGTGTTCGTTTTCGAGGGGTCGAGTGGCCAGATCGCGGCCTTCACCAGCATCGGGTTCGCGCTCTCCCGACCGTGGTCGTCGGCGTTCATCCTCAGCCCGACCGCCGTCCACTTCAGCTCGATGTCGAGATCCATCAGGAGTTCGTCGGTGAAGATGTCCGGCGGCAGCATCCGTTGCCTGCTCATTGCCATAGCGCGCTATTCCCTTGAAGATCGTTCTGATTGCGTGAGCGAGCTCGCTCACTGCGACGACGAAGCACTCGGTGAACCCGCGGCCGCGGGGGAGGATGAGTGCACCGTCGTGCTCGGTGTCGAAGGCGCGAGCGAAGGTCTCGCGCATGGCGATGAGCGCCGCGGTTTCCTCGTAGACGGGCCGGTCGCGCATGAGCAGCAGCACCTGGCCGCCGGTCTCGGCGAGGCCGCGGAGCCGTGACATCTTCCATGCCCGGCCGACCTTCAGCACCCCCAGCTCGGGCCAGTGCACGACGTAGATCATTGATGTCGTTGGGGTCGTCACTTGGTTCCTTCCATGATTTGCAGGGCGCGGGCTTCGGAGATCACCTCCCAGCCCTTGCCCACGTAGAGCACCCATGACAGGTGCGAGAAGCCGAGCGCGGTCGGCACCCAACGGCGGGCCGGCCAGCCGCGCGGGTCACCCCAAGCGGGCACCGACCAGCCTTCGGCGACCGCATCCATCGGGTGCTCGGTCTTCCAGATGTGGCATCGGAGACCGAGCACCTGCAGGTTCTCGGGGATGGTGTTGCCTGGCCGGCGGTTCTGCCGGTGGTCCCGCGCGGTCGGGCCGCAGTCGCGCCGGCATCGTTGGCAGGTGTCGACGTCGCGCTCGGTAGCGGCCGCGTAGGCGGCCCGCTCCTCGACGGCGGTCAGCTTCGATTGTTTCGGCCCAATCGTCACGCGGCCTGCTCGATGTCGATGCCGAGCGCTTCGACGCAGATCGCCACGAGGTCGCGAGCGGCCGGCGGCGTAACCGCGTTGCCCGCGGCCTTGACGAGGTCACGGTTCGAGATGGGCTTGTTGCGGTCGGGCGGCTGCCACTTGTAGTCCTTCGGGAACGCCATACCCGCGGCGACCTCGTGCGGCTGGAACATGCGGAACAGCACCTCGGGCACCATCTCCTCGGCCGCCTTGATGTCGGCGGCGCTGACCCGGGGGCGCTTGGACGCGTCCGGCTGCTGCAGCAGCGACTGATGCCCAGCCGTGGTGAGCGTCCTCAGCTCCTCGGTCACCGGCGTGGTCATCTCAGCCCCGCCCGTGTTGTTGCGGTGGATGAGGGCGTACCGATCGACAGTGGTCAGGGTGCCGATCGGATCGGTCACCGGGCGCGCCTCCGTGGTGCCGCCGTAGTACGACTGCACCAGCGCGTGATGGTTGCCGCCGGCGGTGAACGTCCCCGCGGGCTCGGTCGTCGAGCGCGCAGTGCTCGTGCCGTACATCTCGGCGATGAACGGCTGCTCGACAACCGCGTGGTTCGCTCCGTCCGCCACGATCGTGCGCATTGGCTCGAGCTGCGGGTCGAAGTCGCGCACCCGGTCACGGAACTGCGTGACGAATGCCTTCGAGTTCGTGGTGTGCTGCGTCTTCAGCGGGTCCGTGATCGGCCACGCACGCATGTAGGCGTTCGGGTCGTCGTGACCTCGGTGGTTCGGGTCGGCCGCGTCGTAGGTGTTTCCCGCCGCCTCGATCTGGAACGGCGAGCCCCAGTAGCGAGCGATCCCGGCCGCGATCCGCGCTCGGGTCTTCGGCTTCAGCCGGTCGCCGACACGCTCGCCAGGGATGGACCAGTCGATGGCGGCCGCGGCGGGCAGCCATCCCGGCTCGACCTGCGTGCCGCACTTCGGGCAGCAGTAGACGTATGCCTGTCGGTATCTGCCGACCGATCGGTTCCGCTTGAACGACTGCACCGACTCGGTGACGACGTCGCACCGGGTGCAGTGAGCGATCGGGCGCACGACGCGGTCGAGGTCGGGAGCCTTCGCGCCGACCGGCCAGGCCACGATGTAGATGCGGTCGCGGGACTGTGGTGCGGGTGCGCCGAGCATCTGCGCGTGCATCGAGTTGAGCGACACGACGCGGAACTCGTAGCCGATGGCTCGCAGCTCCTGCCGCCAGATATCCCACGCCGTGCGGTACTGCGACTGCGTCGCGATGTCGACGACGTTCTCGACGATCACCATGCGGTAGCGGTGGTACTCGATGAACCGGAGCACGTCGAACATCAGCAGCCGTGACCGGGTCTTCGCGTCATCGGACAGCGGGTCCTCGAACAGGCCCTCGTCGATCGCCGGCGACTTCGCGCCGCTCGCCTGCGACCACTTCGTGCACTCGGGCGATGCCCAGAGCATGTCGGTCTTCGGGAAGAAGCTGGGCTGCTCCATGTGCAGGTCGACCACGGCGTGGTCGGTGTCCGGGTGGTTCAGGGCGTGGATGTCGGTGACCACCTGGAAGTGGTTCGCGGCTATCCGCACCCGCACGCCGGGCACCTGTATTGCTCCGGTGCTCGAGCCGCCGGCTCCGGAAAACAGGTCGGTGATGGTGATCATGGCGTCTTGCCTTTCGTCGTGCACGAGAAGTAGCCCCTTCGGGCCGATTACGTTGCGAGCGTGGTCGTCTTCAGCCACTCGTCGAGCGGCCTGATGTCGAGGCCGAGTGCCTCGCCGACGGCGACCTCGAGGTTGGCGCCCTTGGACTGGTGCCACCCGGGCAGGAGGCAGATCGCGTCGGCCGCCGTGACCATCCGCAACGCTCGGCGCATGTACCACGCCCAGCCCTGCGGCTCCCCGGAGTCGTTTTCCTTCTCGGCGTCGATCGGGTTCAGGCACACGTGGCCGAGCGCCACGAGCTTTTCCTCCGCGCCGGCGAACGCCGGATAGTTGAACTCCTCGATCCCCGTCATGGGGCCTGCGATGTAGGTGACCATCACTTCTCTCTCTGCGTGCATACGTAGTGGCCGGGTGCGCCGAGCTCTTCGGGCACCCAGTGGGCGACGATCGCGCCGCAGTTGGGGCAGGCGATGACAGGTAGACCGGCTGCCTCTCTGGCGCGCGAGGCCAGTTCCTCGTGGAACGTCATCAGAAGTCGCCGAACAGCGACGGGACGAGCGGCTTCCGGATGCGCTGCATGATGAGCGGCAGGTAGGTTTCCTCGCGCTCGATGCCGATCACGTCGAACCCTTCTAGTAGGCACGCCTCGAGCGTCGTCCCGGACCCGGCGAACGGTTCGAGGATGACGGCACCGGGGGAGGCGACGAGACGCACCAACCAGCGCATGAGGTCGAGGGGCTTCACCGTGGGATGCAGAACGCCGTCGACATCCGGACGCTCGGTACCGGGTGCCTTTGCCTCGTAGTGGAATGTTGGGAAGAACCGCGATGATCCACCGGCATCGTCGTACTCAGCACCCGTTTTAGTCATCCCCCAGCCATCGCCGGAACCCGCACCTCGTGGCTTGCCGACCCGAGACTGAGTGACCCCGGTCTGCACATCCAGATCGGCGGCCTGTCTTTCGTCGAGAAGCACGTTGGTCGGCCATCGCCCGCCCGCGGCTTCGCTCTTGAGGCCGCCCATCCCCTCGCCGTACACCGCGTTCAAACGGTTCGGTGTCGCACCAGCGACGGGGCGCGTTCCGCCCGTTGTGCCCACTCGCGTGGCGTCGACGTTGATCGCGCCGGTTCCATGAGCGATCACGTTGGTGGCGACCGTGCCGACGAAAGGCTTGCGGGCGACCACGATCGGCTCGAAGGCGGGTTTGAGCGCAGTGCCCCATCCCTCCCAATCGCCATCGAGGTTGTGCGACTTAGGGAAGCCGGAGCCGTAGAGCCACGCGATCGAGTCGCGCAGCTCGAATCCCGCCTCCTCGATGCCAACCGCAAGGCGGTGCCACGTGCGAGATCCGCCGAAAGCGAGCATGTGCCCGCCTGGCTTGAGGACTCGGTGCGCTTCTAGCGCCCACTCCGCACACCATTCGCCGAACAGCTCGCCCGCCTTGTACTCGGGGGAGGTGCGAGATGCCCGCCCGAAGACGTTCTCGCGTCCAGCATCGGCCGCGTTGAGAGATCTCCTGAATCCGTCCGCCCCATCCCACCCCCTGCCCATGAACTCGAGGCCGTAGGGCGGGTCGGTGACGACGGCGTGCACCGAACTGTCGGGGAACGAGCGCATCACTTCGATGCAGTCCCCGTGGTAGAGCGTCACGCCTTGGTCTTGGTAGTGCGGAGTAGTCATGGTTCCTGTCTCTGGGGGAATGCGAAGATCCACCCGCGGCGTGCTGCTGCGGGTGGCTCTTCGTCTATCGGGGTGTTGCTATCCGGCCGCTCCGTAGGCGGCGATGTGGAGTTTCGCGATCGTCTGGTAGCCGGACAGCTTCGCTTCCATCGCGCGCTGCAGGTTCTCCGCGTGGTGCAGGAGCGCCTTCGCCTGGTTAACCTCGTGCAGCAGGTCGGCGGTCTCGACCTTCGCCGCCGACCGCCGGTCGGTGAGCATCACGTGGGGCGCGCTCAGCCGCGACTTCTCGAGCGCCGTCGAGTACGCCTCCTCGGCGTCGTACCGTGCGCGGAGCAGCTCGTCGAGGACGGTGACGCCGTCGGAGATCCGGTCGCCGAGCTGCGCGATCATCACCGCGATGTCGTGCGCCGAGACCGGCTTCGCCGCGAGGAGGTCGGCAGTGCTGATCTGCACCTCGCTACTCACTCGGGGGAACCGTCCCGCTCAGGTACCGCTCGAGCTTGGACTCCGTCGGCTTCGCCGTCTCGGCGGCGGCTGCGGCCTCCGCCTCGCGGCTGAGTTCGCCGTGGCGCTTCATCAGCGCCGAGCGCACCGGGCCCTTGTAGTCTTCGCCGGCGCGCTTGCCGAGTTCGACTACCTCCTCGACGGTGGTGGCGGCCGCCGCGAGGGTGAGCCAGTCTTCGGTCGGGGCGGCGGGCTGCTCCCGCGGGTCGGGCGGCGCGATCATCTCGCCGCTCTCGCTCACCCGCGCGCCCATCTCCTCCGGGGTGTGCAGGCCCATCTTCACGTCCTGCGCGCCCTCGTCGGTGACCTCGCCGAGCGCACGCGCTTTGGCGAGCGCCTGCGGGTACTTCACCCACGACTCGGAGAAGTCGGAATCGCCGACGGCTTCAAGCACCCATCCGCCGTTGCGCTCGAAGTAGTTGACGAGCCCGGACTCGGCGGCCCGGTGCAGCGTCCACTCGGCCGCGTAGGTGAAGGCGGGGTCGTCTTTCCGCACGAGGGTCGCGGTCGCAGCGAAGTCGCCGCCCTTGACCGTGCCCGTTGTCGTGACCCGCAGCTCGTGGCCCGCGTCGCGGACCAGGCCCGAGACGAGCGCGGGCGGGAGGGCGGGCTTCCCGCCGATGATGTTGATGACCGTCAGCGCCGTCATCGGGTGGATGCCGAGCATGTCGCCGGTCTCCATGACGAGCAGGATCTTCCCGGCCGACGGCTTCCGGACGTTGCCGCCCTTGCCGTCCGGCTCGCTGTCCCAGAGCTGGTCGCGGATGAGGGTTCCGGCGGAGGCGAGCGTCCTCGCGTAGGCGAGCTTCTCCTCGAGGGATGCGTCTCTGTAGGTGGCGTTCACTGGGTGACTTGCCTTTCGTATTCGAGTGCACGGTTCAGCTCGCCGAGGAACGGAACGGCGATGGTGAGGACGTCGGCGAGGATGTCGGCGACGTCGGCGGGGTAGATGCGGATCCGCTGGGCGCCGCGATCGCGGAGTCGACCGTTCGGGAGGAGTTCGCCCCACACCCACTCGGTGTAGAGGACCTCGGGGCCGACGCAGAACTGCTGCCACGCGACCTGCCGCTTCTCGGCGGCCGTCGGTCCGGACACGATCTTGTTGTGCTTGATCTTCACCTCGCCGAGGATGATCCCCGACGGGGTGACGGTCAGCCCGTCCGGGGTAGCCGCGTACTGCTCGTTCTCCTCCGCGTGGATGAAGAGCTTGTTAGGGTCGACGCCCGCCCACGCGAGCAGGTCCTCCTCCCAGTCGTGCCCCGCGGCGGTGTACTTGTTGCCGGCGAACTCGCGGTCCTTCAGCTTCTCCGCGACGTAGCGGTCGACCGAGTTGATGTTCGCGAACCGCGCGGCGTCGCTCGCCCCGATGCGCGGCCGGCGCTTCCGCTTCCACCGCTCGCGGTCGGTGCCGTCGTCGAGGATGCGGTCGAGGTAGGACGCCATCAGAAGCACCCTCGGCACGTGCAGTGCGGGTGGCCGCCGGACTGGCACCTCGGCGAAGCGCCGTGCGGTGGAGCGAAGTCGCTTCCCCGCTGGCGCTCGCACTGTGCGCAGTCCGACCGGGAGACGACGTTGCCGCCGAACCCGATGGTGAACGTCACCCCATCGACGAGGTGCACGCCCGAGGTGGTCGGCACGGGGGCGAGGACCACCAGCTTCTCCTCGACGATCTGCGCGAGCTCGGCGTCAGTCATGGACGCCGAGCTCGGTCTGGATCAGGTCGATGGTCTCGTTCGGCATCGCCTCGCGGAGGGGAACGAACACGTGCGCGCCGTCCGCGGTGACCCAGGGCACCCGGGCCTCGAGCGCGATGAGGTTGGCGATCCGCTGCTGCTCGACGGCGGCGAGCTGGACCTTCACCTTCGCGAGTTGGATCTCGAACCCCCGCGTCTCGTGGGCGCCGTTGCGGTTCGCGTTCTCCGCTTCGATGATGTGCTGCTCGACCTGCACGACCAGCCCCGGCGCGGCGGTCACTTCGCCACCTGCCCGTCGCTCAGGGCGATAATGTCGATGCCGGGCACGTCGGGCAGGTCGGGGCGTCCGCGGTCGATGACTCCGAAGAAGCCGGCGTCGGCGATGAGCTTGTCGGCGGCGGCCATGCTCTTCGCGTCGAGCCAGTCGCCTTCCTTCAGGATGACGACCTTCAGCTCTTCGTCGCCGTGGTCGCCCGACATTGCCATGGCGAGGGCGACGAGCGCCTTCGGTGCCGAGTTGCAGCGGGCGAACGGCTGGCCGTCGATGAGCACGTAGTCGTCGTCGACGGACAGCGACGGGTGGGGGAACACCGCGGTCGCGAGGCCCTCGAACTTCTCGGCCTTGACCTTCGTCAGCTTCGCGTCCCACGCCTTGTGCTCGGCTACGGCCGCGTCGTACTCGGCCTTCGTCTTCTCGAACGCGACCTTTTCACGGACGGCCCGGTTGGTGGACTCGACCTCGGAGAGCTTCTGCGCGAGCGCTTCGGTATCGACCGGCTCGGCGACAGATTGCGCGACCGCCTCATCGCGTTGCAGCTCGAGCGCCTCCTGCCTCCGCTTGTTCTCGGCGATCTCCGCGAGCAGACGCTCGTTCTCGCGCTCGGCGAGATTGATGCTGTGCTGGATCGCCGCGGCGTGCCGCTCGCCCGCTTCGATGGCGTCGTTGAACTCGCGCGCGGCGGCGAGTTCGTCGAGGATGTCGGCGGCGGACACCTCCTCGTCGGGGGTGCTCTTCGCCGGCGGCACCAGGCCGGACATCACGCCCTCGAGTCTCGACCGCTCGCGGTTCGCGTCGGTGCGGCTGCCCTCGATGCTGGCCTGCAGCGTGTTCAGCGCGGCGAGGTCGAAGCCCTCGGGGAAGGTGGCCTTCGACATGATGAGGTCACGGCGGGTGCTCTCGTCGACGGAGAGGAAGTCGGAGACGTCCACGGTGACGGTGCCGATGAGTGTCTTCAGCATCGCGGCGGGGCTGTCGGCGTACTTCGCGCCGTCGAGTGCGCGGATCTCGACGCCGAGCATCTTGCCGCCCTTGAACCGGCGGGCGATGGACAGTCCGAGTTCGTCGTCGGTGTACTTCACCTCGCCCTCGATCGCGCCCTCGTGCACGGCGTCGGGTGCGCCCTTCACCACCTTGTGTGCGAGGAGGTGGAGGAACGAGTTCGTGAAGCTGGACTTTCCGGCCCCGTTCTCGCCGGTCACCACGAGGACGTTCGCGTCGGTGCGGTGGGTGATCTCTCCACGGATGCCGTAGAGGTTTTTCACGGTCAGTTCTTTCGTCATCGGGTCTGCCTTCAGTAGTGGGCGAGCGAGTTGTGGAGCATGGCGGCCTGCGGGGCCAGGAACAGGAAGACGTAGATCGCGATCGTCATCACGACGACGGGACCCACCTGCTTCAGCGCCCACCGCAGGTGCGCGGCGGCGGGGGAGTTGCGGATCATGTTGCGGCGGTCGATGCCGAAGGCCGGCGGCCGGCGTCTCCTCGACGTCTCGGTCATGGCGCGCTCGTCTCCGGGTCGGCGGGCTCGTCTGTGTCGCCGAGCTTGTGGATGTCGGCGGCGGCGAGGCGCAGCAGGCGCGCCTCGCTCGCGAACTTCGTGCGCGGAATGCGGTCGCGCACGGCCTGCTCGGCGGCGGCGAGGGTGGCGGCGTCGAGGTCGCTCACAGGGGCTGCCCCTCGCCGGGGATCCATCCCTCGAAGTCCTCGGGATAGTTGCAGTTGAAGTGGTCGTCGAGCGTCCACCCGGGTGGGACCGAGTCCTTGCACTCGGGGCACGTGCGCGCGGCGAGGTCGGACGCCTCGGCGATCCGTTCCCAGAGCTGGCCTGCAGGCCCGTACCGCGCATGACGCAACGGGCGCTCGAGGTGGGCGCGGTCGAACTCGGCGAGTTCTTCCATGCTCTCCGGAAGCAGCGGGTTCCGGAACCGTGTGATGATCGGCGCGGTCACAGCAGCACCGAAAGGAGACCGGCGCAGCCGACGGCCGCGGCGAGCGTCCCGACGAGCACCTTGAGGAACATGCGGGCGCCGCTCGGGTCTTGTCCTCGGCCGCGGCGGTATCGGGGGCGTGCGGTTCTGGGGATCACTTCGTTCTCCTCGGGTAGGTGTGGAGGGGCGGGGCGTCCTGCGCCCACTTCGCGGCCCGCGCCGCCTTCGTGCGGGCGGCGCGGATGACGCGCTCCTCGTTGCGGTCGCGCGGCGTCGTGACGGCGGGCGCGGGGGTGGTGTCCGTGGCCATCAGTCGGCCTCCGTCCTGATGCGGTAGCGGTGCGGGGTTCCGCGCGGGTCGTCGGGGTTCGTGACGATCAGGTGGCCCTCGCGCACCAGGTCGCCGGCTCGCTTCCGCGGGCTGTCGATGTGGACCTTCGGCCAGCCGGAGCGGGCGGCGCGCAGTTCGTACATGTCGTTCAGCTCTTGCCCGTCGAGCTCCTCCTCCTGCCGGAGCAGGACGAGGACGGCGTCGGATACCCGCTGCTTCGTCTTCTGGGAGGTGTCGCCGGCGACGTGGGAGGGGAGCGGATCGGTTCTCCTCGTGCGGGCGGTGTCGTTCTCCGTGACGATCTGTGCGGTCACAGTCCACGCTCCGGGTCGCTGCCCTTGACGACGAAGCCCTGCGGGTCTGTCTGGGCTGGCCCCATGTAGACGGACCATCCGGCGCGCTCGAGTGCGTCCCACGTCGTGGGGTCCGACTCGCCGGGGGCCAAGCCTCCGCGCTGAGACTTGACGCTCTTGCCCGCCCCGGCGATGTGCGTTCCGGTCAGCGCGTTGGGGTAGATGCGGCGGCGGCGCGGCGAGAGGAGCCGCGTGGGGATCGTGTTGCTCATGGTTCTCTCCTTGCTCAGTAGGCGTAGGCGAGCGGTCGCTCGCACATCAGTCGGCTGATGGCCCGCCGGTCGGCGGCCAGTCGTTCTGCCCGGGCGGCGACGGCGTCGACCTCGGGCTCGGTGAGTACGGCGGACAGCCCGCCGAGTCTCCTGTCGGCCACGAGCGCCCGGTCGGCGGCCTCGCGGTCGGCCCGCTCCCGCTCGCCGGCCTCCCACTGGGCCTGCTTCACGAGCACCTCGGGGGTTTCTTCGGTCCGCCGCTCCCGGTTCGTCTCGCGGCGAATCTGGGCGGTGAGCACGGCGGCTTGGCGGGACGGGATGCCGGGCATGAGGAGCACGTCGGTGTGCCCGAGACGGGAGTACGTGCGGAAGCCGAACAGGTTCTCGTCGGTCATCTCGTACCCGCTGGTCTTCAGCAGCTTCACGAGTCGCTTCTCGTGCGCGCTCATCACGAGACACGCTCGCCGGTGATGATGCTGGTCTTCGTCCCGTCGGGGTGGTCGTCGCAGTCGTAGTGAACGGCGACGGGGACGCCGCCTTCGGTTTTGAGCAGGCAGCGGTCGCCTGACTTCGGTTCGTTCATGGGTCGTGCCTTCCTGTCGGTGAATGAAGCGGGCGTCCGCGCAAGTTCGGGTCGAGCACGGACGCCCTAGTGACCGCCCCGCTTCTGACGGCGGGACGGCCTCTGCGTTACCCCGCAGCTAGGGGCTCGTCTGCGTACTGCGGCATGAGCACTCCGCGTGGCCGGTGCACCGCGTATCTCGCGGCCTTCCGGCGGGTCACGTCACCCGTTCCTCCGCCTGGGCGGGTACTACTCGACTGCCGAGGCAGTAAGTGGGGGCGCGTGAATCGTTTGGTCGACAGCCCGGAACCGCTACGGATCCCAGTGGCCGGGCCACCGCTTGCTAGGCGAATGGATCAGCGCTTACTGCCCTGCTGTGGAGTTGTGGGTGGTGCATCGTCTTCGAGCGCACGGAGGCGCGACGATTAGTGCCACCGTCAGCCGGACTGTGAGGGCTGACGGGGCCAGAGGTTGCTACGGGGCGGTGCGGCGAAGGACGGTCGACGCGAGGAGGATGAGGAGGCCAGCGCCGAGCAGCGCCAAGCCGAGCGCCCCCGGGAAGTCGACGTCGACACCCGTCTGGGCGAGCTCGCCAGCGGGCGGCGCGCTCGCCGCGTCTGGCGCGGGAGGCGCGGCCAGCGCATTCGTGGGCGCGGGCGGCGCGGGCGGCGCGGCGACTGGATCTGCCGGCGCGGATACCACGGGAGGGATCGGCGCAGGGGGCGCGAGCGGAGGCGCGACGATCACGGGGCACGGCGCGGTCTCGAAGACGAGCCAGTGCTGAGCGATGCCCTGATCCTCGCCACCGTGCAGCAGGCCATCGGCGATGAGCGCGGCGACCGAGGCCGCGGCGTATGCGTCCGCCTGGTATCTCGTGCCGCACTTCAGCGTGGCGTCCGAGATCCAGTGGCTCGTGTCGTCGGCCTCGAGGGTGGCGACGTATACCTGCGGGGTGAGGAATACGTCGGGGGTCGTGGAGGTGATCTCCCACAGGACGGTGTGGAGGGGCGCAGCTTCGGTAGCGTGCGCAGCGGAGGTGGTCACCATCGCGGACGCGACGACGGCCAAGCCGAGGGCGACGAGGCCGACTCTGTAGACGGGCGGACGGCTCATGCTGCCACCGCCGCTTCGGCGTCGGCGCGAGCGAGTCGCTCGAGGGCGGTGACGGCGCAGACCGCGGCCTGCTTGTACGCGAGAGCGGACGGTTCGGAAGCCATCAGGCGGCCGCCGCTCTGCTCACGAGCACGAACTCGAGGTCGTGGTCCAGCGCCACAGCGAGGAGCATGGCCTGCTCGAGCGTCAGCTTCTGCGGCGTCTTGACGAGGTTGCGGTGCAGCGTGGTCGACGGGATTCCGGTAGCTTCGGACAGGGCCAGGGTGCTCTTCCCGGCCTCCTTCGACGCTTCGAGGATTCTCCTCGACAGGTCTTCGGGTTTGGCGTGATTGCTCATATGGGCAATCTAATGCCCCATTTGGGAAACCGCAAGCATTAGTTTCCCGAATGGGCTACTGAGTTTCCCAGCCAGTCACTAGGGTTGTGCGAGTGGAACTACAGGAACGCGCTCGGAAGTACACGGAATCGGTACTCGCCCAGTTGAACGCAGAGATCTCGGCCGCCGGCTCCGACGTGAAGTCGATAGCCGGCCGCCTCAAGATGGACTACAACACCTTCCGGCGCTACACCATCGGCGAACGCCCGATGCCGATGCACGTGCTGTGGGCTGCACTCGAGGTGCTCGAGGTGGACGAGGTCGCTTTCATCGACCGGGCGAAGGCTCGCAACGAAGGCCGATGAGTATGGCGAAGAAGTCGGCCCCCTCGGCACACGCCACTCTGGCCAAATCGTCCAGGGTCTCGCACCTTCGAGCTGCCTCAGTCACTTCGATCACCATTGATTTTCTCCCCCGCTGGCCATCACTCGACGACCGTTGTGGCGAGCATAGACGCAAGGTGTGACAGTTCCTCTCGGTCTACCAAAGGTGAAACATATCGCCCCCGTAGTGGGGGCGAAAGGTGTCCCTTCTGTCGCAGCCGTGCTACACCGGAGCATGGACGACCAACGAAAATGGTTCGACGACGTCACCGCCAACGAGCCCGACGCACAGATCGCCGACAAGATGGACGTTTCCCGGACCACCGTGCACCGTTGGCGACGAAGAGGTGACTTCGACGCCTCGAACATCATCCTCATCTCGCGCGCCTACAACGTAGACCCGGTCTGGTCCCTGATCTCCACCGGCTTCATCCGCCCCGACGAGTTCACCGAGAACTCGATGAAGAAGATGCTCACCCGCGCGCCGACCCCGCTCCTGATCGAGGAGCTGCACTCCCGATTCCTCGGCAAGGGTGGGCGCGTGACCTTCCCGTTCGACCTCGACCCGAGAGAGCCAGGCCCACCCCGATGACCAACACCCCGCTGCGAGCGGTCCTCTACCTGCGGCAATCCACCCACCGCGAGGAGTCCATCTCGCTCGAGCTACAGGAGCACGAGGGTCGCGCCTACGCCGAGCGCCGTGGCTACCACGTCATCGGCGTGGAATCCGATCCCGGTATCTCGGGCCGCACGTGGAACCGCCCCGCCGTGCAGCGGGTCATGGGCATGATCGAACGCCGGGAGGCCGACGTCATCGTGCTGTGGAAGTGGTCGCGCCTCTCCCGGTCGCGCCTCGACTGGGCTGTCGCGGCCGACAAGGTGCAGACCGCCGGCGGACTGATCGAGTCGGCGACGGAGCCGCTCGACACCACGACCTCGACCGGGCGGCTCGCGCGCGGCATGTTGACCGAGTTCGCGGTCTTCGAGTCCGAGCGGATGGGCGACGTGTGGAAGGAGACTCACGCGCGCCGCGTCCGCAACGGCCAGCCCGCCAACGGCAAGCCGCGGTTCGGCTACCGCTACTCCCGAGAGAACGGGTTCGAGCCCGACGAGCTCACCGGCCCCGTGCTCGCCGACCTCTACCGTTCGTACATCAGCGGCCTGTCCATCTACGCACTCGTGAAGACGCTGAACGATGGCGCCCACCGCCCCGTGCGCGGCTACGGCGTCATCAGCGACGGGCTGTGGGGCGACCGCACCATGCGCCGCGTGCTCGACTCCGGCTTCGGGGCAGGACTCATCACTCACAAGGGCGAGTTGCTGCCCGGCGCGCACGAGGCGGTGATCACCGAGGCGGAGTGGGACGCGTACCGCGAAGCGCGCGCGCGGCGGCGGCACGCCGGCCCCACCGAACGGTCGGAGTACATGCTCTCCGGCATGGTGCGCTGCGTGTGCGGCTCCGCGATGAACGCGGGGCAGTACGGCACCAGCCACACCGCGAAGTACCGCTGCAAGGCAGCACACGATAAGCGGACCCACACCGGGGGATACGTCACCGCATCATTCGTCGAGGACTACGCCTTCGCCTGGCTGCGGGAACGCGAGGCCCGACTGCGAGCGGACATCGACGAGGAGGCGGCGAGCCGCCCGAAGGCGCGCGCCGTCGACCACAGTGCGGCGATCGCCACGAAGCTAGCGGCCGCAAACCGACGCATCGACGCGCTCGGCGAGAAGGCGGTGACGATCGACATGGACCGCGACTCCTACCAGCGCCAACTCGCGCCCATGATTCGCGAGCGCGACGCGCTGCAGGCCGAACTCCTCCGCGCCCGCGTCACCGGACCGCGCCTCGCCGCGCCGCTGCCGCTCGACATTTTCGCCCGGTGGAACGACCTGCTCGTCGCCGAGCGGCGCGAGATCTTGCGACGCGTCATCGACTTCATCGAGGTGACGCCCGGCCACCCGCGCGCATCGTTCACGGTGCACGCTCGCGTCGTGTAG